CGTCCATGCTCAACACCCCCCAGCGCGGCGTCGGCGTGTACCGTGCGCCGCCGCGCTGGGGGGTGTTGAGCATGGACGCCCAGGCGCCCTGCTGCATCATGCGACGCGTGTCCGGCCCGGAGTACACCCGGCTGCCGAACGGCAGGCGTACGAGCTCGGGCTCGTGCTCACCGACCATGGTCCACGAGCCGCGGGCCCCGCCCGAGGCGGCGCCGATGATGCCGCCCGCGGCCTTCATCCCGAAGCCCTTCTCGATCATCTTCTCCATGGCCTTGGCGAGGTTGTCCATCGACGACGTGAGCTTCGACTGCTGACGTGCGAGCTTGTCGACCAACTTGTCCTGCATCGCGATCGCGGTCTTGTACACCGCGTCGCTCGTCGTCTTGCCCGCGCTGGTGGCCGAGCTGTTGATCTGCGACTGCAGCGAGTTCATCGACTTGATCTCCGACGACGACGCGTTCAACAGCGCCCCAGCCGTCTCCAGCCCGCCGCCGTCAATGCCGGCCTCGGCGATCTGCTGCAGCAGCTTCGGGTCGAGGCCTTTCTTCTTCAGGTCGGTGAGTGCCTTCGAGAACGAGGTGGCCTTATCGCGGGACGAGGTGAGGCCACCCATGATCGAGGCGACGGTGACGGGGCCGTCGCCCTGCCGCTTGGTGATGTTCGCCGAGGAGAGGATGCCGGACTTCACCGAGTCGGCGAGGGACGCGGCGGCTTGCTTGAGGCTGTTGAGCTTGTCGCGGGCACCTTCCAGCGACTTGGTGACGCTGGTGAGCTGCTTCTCGTAGCCGAGCAGCTTCTTGCCAGTGGAGTCGAGGGCCTTCAGCAGGTTCTTCTCGGTGCTGCCGTGCGTGGCGGCCCGAATCTTGGACGCCCACTGGTTCAGGTTGTCGATCAGCGACCGCATGCTGTCGGGGTTGCCGAGCTCGGACCGGAACTCGGACCGCTGGTGCCCAGCGAACTGCCCGAACCGGCTGATCGTCAGATCACCGCGAGCGTCCTTTCGCGCGGCCGCCTCTGCCTTCGTTACACCGCCCCGGGCGAGCCCTGGCAGCTTCAGCTGGTTGCTGTTGATGGCCTCCAGCAACGGCAGATACTTGCGGGTAGATGCGGCGTTCACCACGTACTCGGTGTCCGACACGCGGGCTGCCGCACCCGAGTCGAAGAAGGCGAGGATGCTGTCCGAGGTGCCGGAACCTGGGCCCCGGATGAGACCGTTGGGCCCGTACTGCACCTCGCCGCCGGTGGCGAGCCGTTGCGTGGGCAGCGCGGACAGCAGGCCGCCGGTCGCTGCGTTGGGGCCGCGTCCGCCCTTGCCGGTGTAGATGGTGCGGTGCTCGGTCGTCAGCGTGATGCGCTTGCTGTGCAGGGCCTGCACAGCCGCATAGGCGGCCCGTGCCTTCGGGCTGATCCCGTCGGTCGCCGACAAGCCGACCGACTTGCCCTTGAGTTCGGCGACCTTCCGCTTCGCCGCGTCAACCTTGGCTTGAAGATCCTTGATCAGGGCCTTCAGCTCCGCGCGCTTCTCCGGCGGGACGGACTTCAGCTGACCCTTCGCGGTCTCGATCTGCTTTTCCCAGTTGCTGATGTTCAGCTTCAGCTTTCCCTGGGACAACTTCTGGGAGGCCACCGACGCGAACTCGTTGGCCTTCTCCTGTGCGGTCCCGAGCGACTTCCGGAAGCCGGAGGCGAACTTGTCGAAGGACTCGTTCGCGGCCTGCATCTGGTCGCCGATCCCAGGCATCCACCCGAAGGCCTTGGCGGCACCCGACACGATTCCGTCCAGCGCAGTGAGGACCCCGGACGTCATCAAACGGAAGCCGCCGACGAGTAGCGGCAGGCTGCCGACGCCGATGGAGACCATGTCCACCACGGCAGTAGCGATCGACACGAAGGCGTTACGGATCGCGCCCTCGTTCTCCTTCACCCAGTTCGACAGGCCGCGGAAGCCATTCCCGAGCTGGCTGGTGTCGATCCCGACCACAGACATCAAGGCCTCGAACAGGGACCCGCCGATGACACTGGCGAGTTCACCCATCACCTCTGTGCCGATAGCAGTGATGTCGTTCATGGCGCGAAACGCGTCCGCGAGGAGCCCGGCGAACGGCTCCAGCAGTTCCATCGCGACCTCGAAGCCGCTGGCGAGTGTGTTGAGCCCCGCGCCGGTGGCTTCGAGCATCTCGCCGATGAGCGGCCCGAACGCCTCAGTGAAGGACCCCGCGACCTTGCCGAGCGCCGGCAGGAGCCCGTCGTTGATGAACGACGCCAGGCCCCCCAGCAGCTCCGACGAGCCGCCGATGCCCTGCTCCAGGCCGTCGAACATCTTCGGCAGACCGGTGTCGAGGAAGCCGCCAAGGAGGCTGTCCCACGCGTCCAGCGCGGGCTGCGACTTGGCGCCGAACTCCAGGAACGCCTGCGTGAACGAGCCGATGCTCCCGGCGAAGTCCTCGAACCAGGCCGAGCCCATCTTCACGTTGGTCAGCAGCGCGCTCTTGAATGCGGGGCTGTCGGCGAAGCGGGCGGCCTTCTCCGTGATTCGGCCGAAGGTGTCCGCCCCGGTCTCGATCACTGGGGTGAGGTCCTTCATCGCCCCCTTCAGAGACTTGACGGCCTTCTCCGTGTGGGGAGCAACCGCCTTCTCCGCGACAGTCCGCCACTCCTCGAACGGCTTCTTGAGCTCCTTCGCCTTCTTCTTCAGGTCATCGAGCGCCAGCGCCCCACCACCGGCAACGGCAGTCATCCCGAAAAGCATCGGCGACAGCGCGCCGATCGTGGGCAGCAGCGTCGTCCCGAGAGCCGCCGCTGCGGCGATCGCCTGCCCCCGCAGCCCCATGCCACCGCCGAGGGACTGCCCGGCGTCAGAGGCCGCGTTGGAGACGTTGCCGAGCTGCCCGCCCACGATGCGCAGCGAGCCGCCCATCTGGTTGGCCTGCCGCTGCAATTGGTTGAGGTTGCGGGAGACGGAGTGGAAACCCGGTCCGGTGAGGTCCCGGACGTGGACGGTGATTGTGACGTCGTCAGCCACCCGGGGCCCCTTCCTCGATCGGTGTGTCAGGTGTGCCGAGCCGCTCGATGTTGACGAGGCGGAGAAGCTCGGTGTCTTCCTCCAGGAGGGAGGTCAGCGTGTAGCCCGGGAATCGCTCCAGGAGCCCGAGCAGGTGCCGGGCCCGGGTCAGCTCGCCAGGCTCTCCGACAGTGCTTCCATCGGGATGGACTCCACCGGGGACGGCTCGCCAGAGGGCGAGCTCTGCGGCAAAGGGTCCGCATCGTGGACCCCCACGATCGACTGAAGCCACGCGGTCTTCAGCGCGGTCACGAGGCTCGTGTCGACCTGCCGCAGGCCCTCCGGGGTGGCCGGGATGGGCTGGTCGTCGTCGTCCGTGAGGTTCCAGGAGACGAGCCGCTTGCCGAACTCGGCGAGAGCGTTGTCCTCGTCGCTCTCGATGATGGCTTCCCACTCGCCGAGGGACATGCGGCGCGCTCGTGCTTCGGCGCCGTGGTGCTCGTGCCCTTCCGCGAAGACGATCCGCACCGCGCGGGGTGTGCCCTTGTAGCCCATGCGTGTCTCCTCTCAAGCCCAGGTGGGGACGGTGCCGTCGGCGAGAGAGCCGGGCGCGGACCAGGTCAGCTCGCCACTGTCGGAACGGGAGAGCTGGTAGTCGGAGAACAGCATCTCCATGGGGAGCGTGACGCCGTTGATGGTGTTCGTGCAGGTCCGCGCCACGCTCGTGCTGGGCACGGTCTTGAACACGTCGTGCTGCCGGTTCGCGGACGGGTTGTGGACGCCGTTGTACGTGACGGAGCCGTCGGCGAGCAGCAGGAGCCGCTCGTTCGCCGACTTGTCCACGCCGGTGACGTCCTGGACACCGCGCGGCGTGGACATCTGCCAGTTGGTGATGTCGTTGCGGATGTCACGCGGTGTACCGCTCGCGTCGTCCACAGAGAGTGTCGTCTGGCCGAGGCCGGTGCTCTTTGCCATGAGAGGTCATCCCTTCTTGATCTCGTCGGCGAGCGCCTGCTGGTGCTCGGCGAAGTCCTCAACCCAGTTCTCAGCCCGCTGGTGCAGCCGGGCCTTCGTGCCGCGCGGGTTACCGCGGTGGTCCCCGTCGCGCACCAGATACAGCGGCGGCCGGCCGAGCGGCGCCCGGTGCGTGGACGCCTTGAAGCACGGCTGGCCCGCGTCGAACACCAGCCACGTCTCGCCCTCGGATACGCGCTGCTCGCGGTACCGGTATGGCACCTGGCGGCCGTTGACCGTGACCCGCGCGGTCTTGGCCGTGTGCAGGAGGTCGGGGGTGAGGTTCTCGACTCGGACCTGCCAGCCGTTGAGGTAGTGCTCGCAGCCGACTTCGGCGCATGTGGCCTGCCGCATGTGCGTGGAGATCGGGGAGACAATTGAGTAGGTCTTGTAGGCGTGTGCGGGCATCAGCGGGTCGATACGGAAGAGCTGTGCGGTCATCAGAACGTCACCTCCTCGACTTCGTTCTTGATGAAGTTCACGGCGAAGGACAGGGTGGTGAAGCCGCCGGTGGTCTCGGTGATGGCGCGGACGTAGCGGCGGATCGTGGCCGTGTTGGCGATCGTGATCCGCTCCGATGTCGGCCCGGCCGTGATCTCCGTGAACGCCAGGCCGGTCACGTCAGCGAACGTCGCGTTGTCCGCCGAATCCTGGATCTTCACGGTTGCGTCCGTGCCGTCGAAGTCGAACACCTGCAGGTACGCCTGGCCGCCGAAGTCGGCAGACGCCGTCGTGTCGATGCCCGTGCCGTCGGTGGCCTCCGTGTCGGTGCGCACCCCGGGCGTGAGCTGGCGGCCCCACTCGATGCCGTAGCCGTTGGCCTGCGCCGACACGGTGAAGGTGATCATGCCGTCATCACCGCGCTGCGGGTCGTAGCCGACCTGCTTACCCACCAGCGACGCCGCCGGCGCACCGAGCGTCGTGCCGCGGCAGTAGGTGAGGATCACGTCGGTGCGGGGCAGCGCGGACAGTTTCTCGTGCGTCTGGTCGACGTCCGGGTCGGTGTTGAAGAACGTGGTCATCTCGAACGCGCCGTCGCGGAGACCGCCCTTGCGTTCGTACGCCGACTTGTCGATGCCGGTCATGTTCAGCAGGGCGGGTCCGCCGCCGATCCTGCCGAGCTGCTGGATGTCGCCGGAGGCGTTGAACCCTGCGATGTGCAGGTTGTCGCCCAGGCCGCTTTCCTTGGCCACTACGCCTCCTGATTCCAAAGATCGTTCACGATGAGCGGCAGGGTGATCGTCATGACCCGGTACTCCGCGCCGCCCTCGGAGAGGTAGCCGGCGCGGGCCGACAGGGGGTCGCCGTAGGTGCCGAGGAGGTCGACCTGGCGGACGAGGCCGCCGAGGGTGAAGTCGCCGGAGTAGGCGGCCATGAGCCAGTCGAGGGC